TGTGGTTGTAAAGCATCAGTTGATTAACTCGTGGCATCGAAAGCATGTGCCATCTTTGAAAACTCTATCATCGCCACACATCTCGCATGTGATAACAGACTTTACTAAATGCACACCACTATCATCTATTTCGACAGTAACTCCACTGCCGTTGATAAATGCGATATAGCCCATATCTACTCCTTATCCTTAAAGTACCAAGCGCCTGTGCTAGTTTGAGATGCCCATTTAGCATGTTCTTTGATATTGCCTAGGCATACATAACCATAAAACGGCTTTTTGGTAGTTTTGCTAACACCTGTGCGTAGTGTCATGCCCTGACTACAGCAATCTACTGGTGGCTTAGGTGTATCTGGCACAGCTGCAACCCAATCAGTAGTAGTCCACTGCACTGGGTCTTCTAGTTTGTTTTCGACTGTAAAAACTGCTCCACTTGAAGTATTAGCAACTCGTTGCATTTCTGTTCGGCTAGGTCTTGCACCTTTTTTCGAATAGATGTAATTTGCCAAAGCCCTACCAATTGCGCTGCTTTCTGCAAGCTCACAAGCAAACTTATTGAAACTCGAAGTAGTGCGGATCTCCGATGCCCAACCAGTCGCAACTGGAATCGCATCAGCCGTAGTTCGGTATAGGCGAGCCACAAACACAAATTCATCTGGATTAGAATTCGGGCGATTAATAAGTTCTGTTTGAATAGATCCATCTTCATTATCTTTCCACCATTTTTCTAATCGTTCTTCAACTGTTTCATAATCATCTAAGTTAAATGCCATTATTGCTCCCACTGAAAGTCTTTGTCTTGCATGTATTCTTGGCAGGTTTTTGATATGGCGATATATGCCACTGCGTCTTTATAGTGATCGTCAATTTCTGGACTCTCAACGCTACGACTGAGTTTGAGCAGTGCCATACAGCTTGCCACTTGATTTGATGTAATCGGGAAATTGAGATACGCAGACCACAACTTGGCAATTCGATCCATTTGGATCGCTGGGTGGCCGTAATGCATCCCTCTTTCATGTATAAGTGTGACTGCATCTGCAAATAGTTTCTCAGTTGTTGTGGACATCGTTATCGACCATCCTTCTATGCATATCCCAGCCATCTTTACGGCCTCGCCAGTAATGTATAGTTTTGACGTTTTCGATATATGTGCCAATAGCCCAGGTAAGTAATAACCCTACGACCACTCCCCACATAATTAGATACCCAAAGTCTTTCAGCTCTGTGTACATGTAGCCCTACTTTCTATGCTCACGCTTTGTGGCATAGCAATAGTGTTACACCTGTGTACGACTTTGTGGATGATTTAGCGGCTATATTTGATAACGATTTGATAACGTTATTAGCTGTAATGCCTGCCCAGCGCTGTAAAAGAGCCATCTTTGTTTACAGGTATGAGGGTAGGGGTTAGATTCTTACCTGTGGCTTCTAGTATAGCAAAGCCCATCTGCCAATTAGCGCTTCCATAGCGGATATAAGAGGCTTTTCTGCGATCCATAAGGTTTCCTACCTCAACCCCATATAAGGGCCTGTAATGGCTTCCTATGGCTTCTGAATACGATGACATGCCCAACCTGTGCGAGTGCCCCGCCACGACTGAGCGGCCAAATTTCTTGGCTAAATTTAATGAAGTAATGCCCGCATGCTGGCTCATACTACCTTCGTCACCATGACATAAAACCCAGCCAGGGTAAAACTCATAAGCTGTTTTATGGTAGGTCATGCCCATTTCAGCAAAACCCATAAACTTAGGGTATTGCAGCTCTGGCAAACTGATTAAGCCAGGTGTTTTTAGTAAAGTGCTATAAAGGCGATCACTATGATTACTGCGGATAATATGCATTTCTCGGCTGTACTCTCCGAGATCCCACAGTATTTGTTTACACTCTTCACGATCCTGGTGTATGGTCTGTTGATAAGCCAAAGGTGTTTTCTCAGCCCATCGACTAATGGTTTGAAAATCGATCTCATCACCAACACATAAAACCTCGTCAAACTTTTCACGTCTTGCCAACTTAATAACATTCTTAACTGCCTGCTCATGATGGTATGGTACTTGTAAATCGCTGATTACTAGCCAACGCTTAATTATTATCCTCGTCTTCGTAGGGGTCATGGTCTGGATTAACTGGATCAAAGTCTGGACTAGATGGTGTTAGCCAGTCTGGAAATACGTTTTTATCGCACATCCCTAGAGCTTGATCTACTGGAAATCCTGCACGTCTTAGGCTTAAATAAAACTCACGCAACGAGATAGCATAAGTATCTAACTTAGTGTTAATCTGCTCATGGGTGTATTTACCCTTGCGCTTATTAACCTTCTTGCGCTTGCGTGCGGTTGCCATATTGTTATTATGACTTACTTATGATAATGAAGAGTTGATCGACACGCTCTTCTAATCTAGAACTGCGCTGGTCGATTCGGTTAACGGCATCTGCCAGGCTGCTGCCAGAATTAGGCTTAAGTTCGCTTAGCCAGCCTTTAACGAGAAAACGTAATCCGATTAGCCCGCCTGATAGCACGGCCATAACGCCAGCGCCAAAGCCAGCCCATTCCGCTGGACTCATGCTTCATCTGCACCGACGCCATAAGCTGTATCGGATTTATCTAAAGCCCTAGCTGCTGGTCCTGCAAGTGCTGCTACTACCACTGATACAACTGGATCTAATCCAAGTTCATTACTTGCTAAGAAAGTTAAGAAAGATACTAAAACCCCTCTAAAATAGGATTTAAGTACTGCCTTTTGTTTTTCTGATATCTTCATATTTTTCCCCCTAGTAGTGGTATGTCGAATTCTCTGCCGTCTTTGTCGCCTAACTTTGTAAAGCTGACATGGATGTGCTTTGTGTGCTTATTAAAACCCTTGTACTTACGCCACTTAAAATTAAGTATCCTGCTAGCAATCATGCCATTATGGATTATGTAAGATATACGCTTATCGGTTTTAGCACATTTTCTGATCTGGTCAGCCAGATATATTGAGATCCCTTCGGATGAATCCAAGCGAGAATCAACATCAATGGCTCTGACACACCCAGATTTGTCTGGATTATGATCCGATTTGGTGGCGCTATGACGAGCATCACCAATCCACCCATCACTGGTAGAGCGGCGATCTGGATACCAGGTATCAATTTGATCCCTTAACTGCACACCAGCTGCACATAGCCAGGGTTTCATTAGTCTAGTATGGTTTTTAATTCGTCAACAGTTAAACCTAAACGATCTAAAATTAATTGGCGTTGCGCTGCTTTTGCTTCGGCTTCGGCTTTTATTTTTGCCTCCGCTGCTGCTATTTCTGCCTCATCAATTTCTTGTTGCGCAATTTCCTCAGCGTTTAATTCTCTTTCAATTACTTCGCCTGTTTCGCAATTGATAATAGTTTTCATATATCCCCTATTGTATTCCGTATAGTCTAATTGTTGAATTGTTATTATTAGAAATAGTTGCAGTTCCTGATAAGCGCACAATATCTAGTGAAGTAATTGCAGTTGTATCATTAAAATTCATCAAAGAGATTTGATTTTGATACCTGTTATTTGTTGTATCATAATAACTGTATTGAATTGTGCAAGTTTTTGTTTTTGTTGATGAAGTATAATTATCAATTAAAATTGAACCAGCAGCACCGCCATTTTGAGCAGTGGTTGCATTTCTTCCAAATGAATATAAAAAGTCTGTTTGATAACCAGCAACGCTACTTAATAAACTTTCACCTGTGTTATATGATGTTGTAGTTGATTGAAATCCGTTTGAACCATAAACGGATGATGAATTATTATTAAACCTCAAACTAAAATCACTACCAGTTGTAGAATGAGATATACTAGACCACATTAGCAATAATTGTTTGTAACTGCCTAATGATGTAAATGAAATGCCTGTGCTTGCACTTGCAACTGTTTCTGATATTAAAGTCATGCCGCCACCACCAGCAGGCGTAGCCCACTCAGGCGCAGTTGCACCAGAATTAACTTGTAATACCTGTCCAGCCGTACCAATTCCAAGACGTGCTGGTGTTGATCCACTTGATGAGTAAATGGTATCGCCAGTAGTTGTCATTGGGTTTACCATGCCTGTTGTATCTAAGTTAGTCCAGGCTGATCCAGTGTAATAAGTAGTTGTATTTGTATCTTTTAAGAAAGCAAAGTTACCCTCTTGTGGTGATGTAACGGCTGCATCTCTAGCTGTGGCATTAGCAAACACCCAGATACCCTGCATTAAATAACCATCGACATCGGCTGCGGTCAGTACCTCGCCTGTCTGAAAATCCTTAAACCCTAAACCTGCTGCCATCTCTACTCCTTAGTAACTTAGGACATTATAGTCTAAAGTGCCATAAATGCTACTATTTAGGATAAATGCATCTATAACGGGCTCTAATGTCGTGAACGTGGTGCGCCAACTATTTGGGGTTATATTCATGGCAACCCCAAAAATTTGTAAGGTCTTACTAATAGTGCTACCGCCTGGCTGGGTAGTGGTCACTGTGATAGGGTCAAAAAAATCAAGGTTAAGAGCTGCTATTACTCCGCTGTTGTAATTAGGCGTATACAAATCTAGGGTTATATTGTCCACTCGTATCGAGGTTTCTTGCCTACTGGCTACATAAGCCTGGGCATAGTCGAGTGCAACTGAATCGCTTTGCATTAAAAGGTTGTCTAAGAAGTAACTATGTAAAAAGTATTTGTCTATTGATGCTTGGTTAAATGCTACCTGTGGTGATCCACCAGCTCTAGTGATTGTAGCCTTATTGAATATAAGGACATCGTTTAATATCCACTGAGCATCGGCATAAGGTATCCCCGTGCCATTATCATTAAATACTGTAGGTGTACCACCAATAGATCCAGCTGTAACTGCTCTGTCTTGGAATACAAACGATCCGCTTTCATCTACAT